CATTTGTTGGCCCAGAATGGGGTATGTTTGCTCCACCAACTATTGGCGCAATTTGCGCAGTTCATTTTTCAGAAGGTTCTTTTTTATCTCCCTTTGTTTCTATGTTGGGATTTAATAATAAAAATAGGCCTCTTTCAGTTCAATCAGATGAGTTTTGGATTGTTCATAAAAGCGGAAGTTTTTTAAAGTTTACAAATGATGGGAATGTCTCAATATCATCTAGCCAAACAGTGAATATCACAGCAGAAACAGCTAACATTGACGCAGAAAACGTTAATTTGGGCGATACATCTGGCGCATTGGAGGCATTATTAAACGAGACAGCGCAGGCAGTTTATAACACGCATACGCACGCAGTAAGCGGAGCGGCAACACTAGTGCCTACTCAGTTGATGACAAGTATGTCCTTGACTGACAAAACGAGGGCGAACTAATGGAGTTATATCATTATTTTGGTGACGATTTAGTTTTAACGCCGAACGGTCAACTGAGAATGATTGACGGTGAGTTGCAGACAATTCAGCGACTGTACAGGAGGTTATTAACAAACCAAAAAGGGTATTTATGGCATACGTCTTATGGAGCTGGTTTGCCGCAATATATTGGGCGCACTTTGACGCCTGCTTTGATAAAAGAAATAAAAGGCGTCATTATTAGAAACATGTATCAAGAATCTACTGTAGCACAGTCTCCGCCCCCTGAAATTTCTCTTAATCAATCTGGAAATATATTGTATTGCACGATAAACTATACGAGCAAAACAACCGGATTAATTTATACACTCTCATTTAATGTGACTGAATAATATGCCTATTGAATTTAAATCATTTCAAACATTAGTTAATGACCAAGTAACCGCGGTTCAAGGCGCGACAGCAACGCCTATCGATTTTAATGTTGGTACAAACGAGCTTGCTTTGGTTGAAGCAAATGCTGGTATGGGCGTTTTCTTGGAATATCTAGCAAACTCGATACTTGCGCTAGCTCGAGCAGCTACAAGCACAGGAGTAGACTTAGATTCTTGGATAGCTCAATTTCCAATGAAACCTAGGCTAGCAGGCGTTAAATCAAGCGGGAATGTGCAATTTTCAAGATTTACTGCCTCTTCGTCTGCGACTATCCCGGTTGGATCACTTGTAAAATCGACTGATTTTACTTTAAGTTTTGAAGTAACAGAAGATGATACAAACGTTTATTACAATTCATCTTTACAAGCTTATGTTATTCCTGCATTAACTACACAAATACCTGTTAAAGTACAATGCTTAACAGCAGGCACAATTGGTAATGTTAGTCCGAATGTTATAACCGTTATAGCAAGCCCGATTTCTGGTGTTGATACTATCAATAATTTAGTAGCGTTCACAAATGGCAAAAATTCTGAAACTGACTCTGAATTACGCGCTAGATTTATCTTGTATATAAATAGTTTAAGTCGCGCAGTATTGATAGCTTATGCTAATGCTATTAGTTCAATCCCAGAAATAATACGATATAACGTTGTCGAAAATAAAACGTATGCTGGAGCCGTTCAAGAGGGGTACGTTTATACTGTAATCGATGACGGAACTGGTTCACCGCCAGCAGCGTTGATTGATAAAGCTTACGCAGCGATACAAATGGTTCGGGGTCTTGCAATACAAAATGATGTTTTTGGTCCTGAACCACAAGCTGTAAATATTATAATTGATTTAACTATATTGCCAGTTACCACAGAAGCAGTTATCACTGAACTTGTAACAGATGCGCTATCTAATTATATAAATAATCTAGCATTTAACGAAGTTTTACCTTATTCAAGAATTTTTGAAATAGTTTATGACGCGTCACCCTACATCATTAACGCAACAAATTTAACGTTAAATGGCGGAACTACTGACTTAAGCGGAACAGAAAATAGGATTTTTATAGCAGATACAATCACAGTAGGTTATTTATGATTGGCGATAAAAATGATTTTATTGAAAGATTAAAACAAGTTTTGCCGACAAATTGGTACGGTGAAATACCAGAAACAAAAGAAGGGAAAAATAATGATGTATTAGTGTCGTTATTGTCCGGTTTTGCTACGTTAGACAGCTTTATCTATAGTATAATGGAGTACGTAAAGGAACAAATGCGTATACAAACAGCTACTGATGATAATCTAGATTTGATTGCATGTGATTATTTTGGTGATTTTTTAATACGATTTCCAGGAACAAATGATACTGATTTTAGAAGACAGATATTAGCAACACTTCTGGAAGAAATGGCAACGCGCGAAGGAATGCGTAAAGCAATTTTTAATTTGACAGGGTATTACCCAATAATTTGGGAGCCATTTAATCCAGATGACACAGGCGCGTATAATGTGCCAAATTGGGGTTATAATACAGGAGGTGGATATGGAGGTCATATACCGTATAATTTTTGGATTACAGTATATGTTGACGGCTCAGTAATGGATTCATATGGCGGCTTAAACACGGAAACATGGGGCTATAATGGCATTGAATTAGGCGATAATGGAGCGTACGGAAACCCTTCGTTGTTATCGACAACATTAACGTACGAACAAGTTTTAGCAGTAATTAATAGAGTAAAAGTGGGTGGAACAGTCCCACATTTAACACTGGTGGTTTTATAATGGCAAATCGAAGAATAGTTTACACAAACGAAGTCCCATATGATTTAGATATTTTATGGAGCGAATTAAACTCATACCGAGCAATTGGCCAATTAATTGATACAGTTCTTGGAAATACAACAGAGTTAAACGGGTTTAATTGCATCCCTTCTACGCCTGCTGCTTTAACTGTTGACGTAGAGCCAGGCCAAATTTACAGCGAAGAAGAAACAGATACTTTAGCCTATGGAAACACTCCAACGGCAGGTATACCAATAGATGCTAGGCCGTTAATGAAGCAAGGCATGCTACTTGATGCTATTACTTTATCTACGCCTGCGCCTGCTACAATCGGTTTTTCAATAAAATATTTAATACAAATAGCGTTTCAAGAAGTTGACGACGATTTACAAAACAGGCCGTTTTATAATGCAGTAAGTCAAAATGTTGCGAATTCAAGAAGTGATTTGGCAGATGTAGTAGTAAAAGCTGGAATAGCAGCGACAACGGGAACCGAAGCTACGCCAACGCCAGACGCAGGGTTTACAGGTGCATGGGTTGTAACTGTTGCAAACGGACAAACAACGGTGACAAGCGGGGATATTGTTCGTTATTCAGGCGCACCGTTCATTTTAGAAAAATTAAAAGATAAAATTTCAGAAGCTACAGCAAACCAGCTTTATTCTAAATTTGAAACGGGCGATATTGAATGGTCGTATCGTTCAACAGCTTCGCCTAAAGCGGGCTGGGTGCCTATGATTGTTGGGAGCATTGGAAGTTCTGCGTCTGCCGCTTCAATTCGGGCAAACGATGATACAGAATCACTTTATACGTTGCTCTGGCATAGCGTTTCAAGTACCTACGCTCCCGTGTCAGGAGGCAAAGGAGCTAGCGCAGCAGCAGATTTTGCAGCAAACAAAACGCTTACACTTCCGGAGGCACCGGGTAGAGCGTTAGGTATAGCAGGTGCTGGCGGCGGTTTAACTGCGCGATCTCTAGGCCAATTTGTGGGCCAGGAAAACCACACATTAATAGAAGCAGAGATGCCTAGTCATACACATACATTAAATAATGCGGGAGGTTTAGTACAAGCTGCGGGAGCACTAGCTAGCCCAGACGGCCCTCCGGGAAATCAATCTGTAACTGTAACAGCAAATGCAGCGGGCGGTGGTGGCGCACATAACAACATGCAGCCTACTTTGTTTCTTCACGCCTTTATTAAGTTATAAATATGAACGAAAATAATGAATTAGACAATCATGCACTATTATTACTTTATGTTTTCCCTGTTGTTGTTAATCCAGCAACTTTGGATTTTCTAGTAAATAATGATGATGATTTTTTAGTTAATAATGACAGTGATTTTTTGGTGGATAATTAAAATGGCAGATATTAAAAAACGTTATGATGAACAACCCGCATTAAGTCCTGCACTTATGGCTAGCGATATTTCGTGCGTAAGCCGTTCTCCATTTGGTTCTGGCGCACCTTTCCAAAAATATACACAAGCTCAGCTAGCTGAATTTATGCAGAATTATTTAACGTTTAGCACAGAATTAGCTATAGTGAATGTTTCAAAAGCCGGAAATGACTCTACAGCGGATGGTTCTTTACAGTTTCCATTTTTAACAATTAGAGCAGCTCAATTATCTATTTCAGATGCGAGCGCATCAAAAGTATATACTATTGTACCTCAACCCGGAACTTATATTGAAACAGGCCTGACGTTCATGCCATTTCAGTATATTTCTGCTTTAGTTCCGGAAACTGTAATAGTTAGTTTAACTAATGATATGGGCTGGGACCCGACATGGCTTTTGCAATCGCCTGTAGGTGGTCTGATTAATTTAAATTTTTCGGGTGCCGGTCGAGTAAGGCCAATAAACGCGCCAGCGGGATATACGCATAATGGTGTTTTAAATTTTTTAAACTGTGATATTCCTTATTTTAACATTAATTATGCTCGTGACATTGTAACGACAATAAATAATTGCAAAATGGCGTATTATGAAACTAATAGGAGCGATATAAGCTTAATTAATTGCAGAATAGTAGACTCATTTATTCAGTCTGGAATAACGAGAGTAAATAATTGCGCATTTACTGGAACAGGGCTAATCACTTCAACTCTAGGTTCAGATGATATTTATATTTATAATTCACAGATTGACGGAGCTTTTACAATAAGCGGCTCTGCAGTTAATCTTTATTGTGACGCACCTTCTTATCCTTCTAATTTAATTGTTGCAAACTCTGCTACTGTTAATCGATTAACAACTTCTGAAACTGTTTTAACTGATTACACACCAGTAAATTTTACTGCAACTGATAGTAGCGTAAGAGGAGCTATCGAAGGCATTGATAACGCAATAGAAAAGCCTCAAACAGTAATTCACTACACGCCACCAGAATTAGAGAACGCGCTTGTTTCTGGCGGAGGAACACTCACTTTATCGGAAGATAGCGATTTAAAATATTTAGATTGGGGTAATATTGCATTTGTTTCGATAAATGTAACAGTTCCTTTAGATCATGTTACTGGCTCGCCAATTTACGTAAGAATAAGTGCGTATACACTAGTAAGTTCTCCAGACGCAAATTTTTCTGTAGGACGCCTTATAAATAAAGATGGGTCATCAATTAGTCGTACAATTTTAACTGCATCTAGCATTCCAATGGATTTAACGTCCACAGACACATTAAAAGTTGTTTCTGGGTTAGTGCCAGATATTACGACTGTTGCGGCAGGTGATGTTCTCACAATTTTAGTAGGTAGAGATTATGTATTTGCAACTAATCCGCGCGTACTTAGCATAGAGATAATTTTTTAATTTTAAAGAAGGTTTAAATGATTGTAACGACTATACATAATTGCAAAAAAGAAAATAATATTTTAAATTATACGCCAGCTCAACTTCACAATGCGCCGCATTCATTGCCGTCGTTAAAATGGGATGGTCAAATTCAATATTTAGAATTTCATAATACTCATCAAATTAATTTATCGGTTAAAGTTCCTAATGATTTAAAAATAGGAACTGTTCTTGTAATAATCGAATATTACGCAAAAGAAAAAATACAAAATGTAAAATGGAATTTAAGCTACATGATTAATAGAATCGGTAAAAGAATTGTTAATAATGCACAATATATTATGTCTGCAAGAGATCAAGTTTTACAAGAAAACACTCCTAGCATAGTATCGTTTGATATACAAGACTTGCTAGCTGAATCATTCACTGATACTTTAACATTAATTTTATCTAGAGATTTTGTTAATAATGTTAACCCAAGATTATTGAGTTTATCAGTAATATTTCCAACAATTTAAATTAACTTAGGAGCATTAAAATGCCTTTTAACATCGAAAAATTTTCACTTGACCGCGCTTCTTTAGCGTCTTTTAAATCTCTTAATTCTATAACTGCAAACGGCTCTCTTGCTGTTCATCGATACGAGACAGAAGAAGATAGCTTAGCTGATATTGGCGCGTCAGGTTATTTTAATGAATTGCTTACTGCATATCCAGACGTTATTCTTAGAAAAGATTTGATAGCATGCTCTGGAAGTGATGAGGCGGGCTTTTTAGTTATCAATGCTATAAGTCCCAATATCACAACTGTAAATATCTCTTCTGCTTTACCGCCTGGCTCAGTTGATAATGGAGACATTGCAGACCAAGCAATAGATAATCGAACTGTAGAAAACAACAGTATTGACGCCGGTGAAAAGCTTTTAGATAATAGTATTCCAACCAGTAAAATTGAAAATTCAGCAATAACAAACGACAAAGTAGAAAACGGGACGCTTACTAACGAAAAGCTTTTAACTGGAACGATTTTGCAGAATAAATTAGATGCGCTTATTCAAACAAAAATAAATTTAATCAAAAGAATTGGAATATTCGAAGGTGTCCCCAGTGGCGGAGTAGTGCCTATCACTAGCGTACTTCCAACAAATAGAGTTGTTGTTTGGACTACAGATTATGGAACAGCGACAGCATACAATTATTCAATTACTGTTGGCACTAATGAAGTAACGTTAGTACCCGAAACGGGTGCTTTTAATAGCTCAACAAATGTTGCATATATCGTGTTCGAGGGTGATTTTCCTGCGCCATAAAATTAAAGTAACAAGCTTAGCTCGTTTATGAGCTAAGCTTTTTCAAGAGTATTTAGTATGAACTTAAGAAAACTATTAATTTATGATGAAGGTTTACGATTAAAGCCGTATCTGTGTACGTCTAATAAGCTTACGATTGGAGTTGGTCGAAACTTAGAAGATAATGGAATCTCGAAAACGGAGGCTATGATAATGCTTGATAATGACATCCTTTATTTGAATGAAAAATTTGCTGAATTCGATTGGTTTTTAAGATTAGATGAAGTTAGGCGAGCAGTCATAATCAGCATGGGATTTAATCTTGGTTTTAAAGGATTTATGAGTTTTAAAAATCTTATAAAAGCTTTAAAAAATAATGATTACGAGCTAGCAGTTGTTGAAATGTTAAATAGCAAATGGGCTAATCAAGTAAAAAATAGGGCTGTAAGACTAGCAAAAATGATGGAAACTGGTCATTGGCCAACTGATATCTATTAAAGATTGCTTGATTTGATTATTGCATTTTAGTCTAAATTGATTAAAAATCAATATTAATCAATGACTTATTTCTTGATTGGCTCTTGATTTGTTGTTTATAATTTGTTCTACGTGAAACATGGGAGTTATATGAGCTTTGATCCAATTTCAGCTTTATTTAATTTGGGCTCAAATATAATTGACAAGATTTTTCCTGATCCTGTCGACAGAGATAAAGCTAAATTTGAATTAGTTAGATTGCAACAAGACGGGCAATTAAAAGAATTAGAGTCTCGAATGTCTGCAATTATTCAAGAAGCAAAAAGCTCTGACCCTTGGACGTCTCGCGCTCGCCCAAGTTTTTTGTATGTCATGTACATTATGATTTTATCGTGCATCCCTATAGGCATCTTATATGCGTTTAATCCGGCTATTGCACATAACATAGCGACAGGTATGCAGGGATGGTTAAAAGCAATTCCAGAGCCGCTGTATGCTTTATTTGGAGCAGGTTATCTTGGTTATTCTGCATCTAGAAGTTACGATAAGAAAAATAAAAATGGACATTGAAAACTACCAAAAGCTTTATGATAAAACGTTTAATATTGAAATAGAAATTGCTGTACTTAAGAATGAATACGGCCATTTTCATGACACATTAAGTGAAATATTAGAATCAGTAAAAAAAACTGAGTCTCTAATATTAAAAGTCGAGTCGCTCGAAAAAAAAGTAGAGCAACTCGAGGTGTTAATACACGAAAAAACCGACTACAAAGCTAAATTAAATAAATTTGCGCTTTCTACTCGTCATTGGATAGCGTTAATAACTTTTTTAGCTGTAGCTGCTGGATATGTCATGGAAATACTTTACAAGCTGCCGCCACCGCCAAAATAATCATTCGCTTTTACATACCCTTACTTTTGTCAAAAGCGTGGAACTCATTTGGCAATAAAGACTCTCTAAATTCATTCATCATATTTATCCACTCCATCAGCATTTCATCTTTAAGATGCTGAGGTATTTGGTCGTTTTGCATAATAGAGAGTATGTGTTGCATTACTTCATTGATTGACTCTTGAACTTGCTGTTGATGCGTATTGTTGTTTTCATTGTTAAAAAAGTTGTTATTAAACATTATATTTCTCCAATTAGTTTTTTTATTTTCTTACAGGTTTCACAGGTATTTGATTTTTGTTTTATTTCTTTAGCTGAATTATAACTGAGACTATAAATAAAATAGTATTCTTTGCTAGAATCAATAAAAACGGCGATAAAACAAGCCACAAAGGCCATTCTATAAAATTTGTTAACTTTAATGTTATAAAAATTAACCCTAAAACTGCTAAAAATGACATATCTTTCCCCTTAAAATTTTAAATTAAAATTATTGTTTAAATTATTATTGTTTATATGATAAATCAAGCCAGTTATACATCTTGTTCTTGCATACGCGTAAGTATTTGATTCAAAAAATGCCATTGAAGCTTGCTGTTCTGCAAGCTCTTCAAGTTTCTCTAGAATCATTACTTTGTTTTTATCTTCAGTAATACTATTTATATTTATTTCAGAGTACAAGCTTTGTATAACGTCAAAAACTTCATCTGAACTACAGTCATTATTATGTAATCGATTATTAATTAATTGATTCATTCTAGTAGTTATTTTGCAAAATCTAAATAAATTTTGCTCTGAATCCGGTTCATTAAAGAATTCTAGTGTTATTCTTTTTATTTGATTAAGCACTTCTTTTTCTGTGTTTTTTATATTGAACATTTTTTTACCTATTTATCGTTTTTAACAAAATATTTTGCTATTAAAGTTTTTTTCTTTGTGAGATTATCAACAGTAATCCATTCGCTTTTCCAGACATATTTAACAAGTCCATTTTTCCCAATTATGTCATCTAAATTTAATTCACCGTTTTTCGGATAATTTAAACCTATCGATTCACAAAAGTTTTTAAAATACTTGTGTGTTATTGGGTTTTCAGAGACTGCGATAGGTAAAATAAAAATAGATTCGCAATTTTCAGGTATTAATATAAGCCTTAATAAGGGGGACCCGTTGCGAGTTTCATCTATTTCAGCGTCAATTATATCTGTTTTAAATATTCCGGGTTTATTGTTAAAAATATTACTATTTTCTAAAGCTTGAAGATTTGGTTTAAATTTAAATACATTCATTACCCCATCCTCGGGCTTACTTGTTTAAAATTCATTAGTTCTATATCAAATTCTCTGTCTATAATATCAAATGGTCTTTTCCCATTTTCTTCATCTTTGAATACGCCAATAAAAAAGCGGTCTTCTTCAAAAAGAACTAGAACTAATTCTACGTCTACTAGAAACACAGCGTCTTGGAAAGTTAAATCTGTTAAATCATCATTGCTAAATATTTGAATCATTTTTATTTCCCCTCAATCAATAGGTGATTTAGAAATTATGGAACATATCTCTTCTTCTTGATGTTTTGTTAAGTCGTTATTAGAAAAGAATTTTTTCATTTCTAGTTTTATTTTTGCTAGAGTTATTAAAACTATCGCTTCATCTCTTGAAAAACCTAAATCTTCAAATATATTATCTTTTGTTGCTTGGTCTTTATTTTTCATATTGTTCCTCGCAGAGCATTGACAGTCTTTTATTTATGTACCGCAGTGGATTATTTTTAATATCATTTATTTTTGAAATCGTTTTTTCATCAATTAATCTCTTATCAAGGAAAACTTCATCGCCGTCACAGTCATAATAAAGTGGAGCAGTAACTACACCGTCTCCGTTACCATGAAAAGCAATGTACGTATTATCATCAAAAATAAATGCTGTCCATTTTGACTCATGTTCATCAAAAATATAATCTTTTATTTGTTTTGCGTATGAGTCATCTAAATCAACAAATCCTTTTATAAGGGATAGTTCACCTATTTCAAAATATAATTTGTTTTTATATGCTTCTAATGTGTTAATAAGTTCTTTTTTTAGCTCTTTAACTTCGTCTAACGTTTCACATTCGTCATTTGTTTTCTCTTTAAGTTTTTGAACATGAAAATATCTTCCCGCTTCTTTTCTTATTGACTTGTCCGGATCAGTTAAAGCTTTCCTAGCAAATCCTAGCATTCTATATGCAGATAATCTTAAAAACGGGTCGTTATCATCAAAATTTTTTTTAGTAAAACCGAATGCGCGATATGCTTGTAGTCTTATAAGCGAGTCGTCACTAGCTAAAAGCTCTTTAACTTCGTCTAACGTTTCACATTCTAATATTGTGTTTTTCATTATTTCACCTCAATCAAGCTATTTTTCCAGTCACCCTCGTACCATTTTTTGACGTTTAATACCCCTTTATTTTTAGTGTCATTATTCTCTGTGCAAAAATTATGAGGCTTATCATTAAGATGATAAAAAACATCAGATAATGGCTTTACTTCAAATTTATAAAAATAAATCTCATTATTTTCATCACGCCCTATATATTTGTACCCTTTTTCTTTAGCCTCGTTGATTAAGTCGACAATTGTTAGTTGTTCGGACTTTTGTTCCTCTTCATTTTCTAAGTCAAATTTTAATTCTTCAAAACGTACCCAGCCTTTAAAATTAGTAGCCTTCATCTCCTCCCAGCTCCTGCTTCTGCTATATTCATCGATTACACAGAATTCGTTATAAAATTTAAAAAGCTCTATGTATTTATCATAAAAAACAACAATAGTATTCCCTGACGTGTACACATTGGGCAATTCACCTATCGGTTTAAGTTCTGCTTGTATTTGTATTTTCATTTTTCACCCGTTTTAGTTTTGTTTTTAAAATGTTTTTTTGAGTTTTCAATTACCCGTTTTATCAACAAAAGATGATCACAATCATAGCTGTGATATTTAATGTGTCTTAATTTATCTTCATCAAAATAAGCGTAGAGTTGACCTATAGCAGCACTCACAAAATCAGATGTTAAAACAGATACATCACAAAACACGACTGTAATTTTTTCATTTTTTTCGATAGATTCTTTTAATAATTGGAATATTTTATTACCTTGTGCGGTAGATGTGCATAATGAACTACCTACTACTTCTTTAACATTTATAATATCGCTCATTTTGTAGCCCAGAAGTAATTATCGTGCTTCTTTAAGAATTCAGTGTATTCTATATGATTAACGCTAAAAGCAAGAATATCAGCAGTAATCATGATAATAACGCTTGGCAACTCTTCAACAAATCGTTCTTTTATACGATTTATTATAGAATCTTCTACTTCGTAATCTATTATCTTTTTTATTTCATCGTTAGTTATCATTTTTATACTCCACAAACATATTTAACTTGCTTAAAACATCTTCTATTACACTTTCTGCTTGCTCTACTCGAGTCATGCACATATTTTGCCATTCTTTATCTGCATATATTTTTACCGAATAAAGGGGATTTTTTTCTTTAAAAAGCGGATTATAGCTAACTAAATAGCATGATTTTCGTTCTGTCAACATAAGTTGAAATTGAACTTGATTGTAATATTGATTCAGGCTATTTTCTAAAATGTTGTTTAAATGAATTAATGGGCTAAATGGACATTTAATTTCTATTAATTCATCTTCGCCAATGTAGCCGTCAGGAGTGCAGGAAAGCCACCCTTTTTCTACAGTTTTTTGGTGATCGAACGTTTTAATGAAGTGATAAGATTCAAAGGCTTGAATAGCTTCAAGTTCATATTCATTGCCCCATTCAGTTGCTTTATTTCCATTAAAAAACTCATCTTCATTTACTATTCCCATTCGCTCTAAAGCTATGCGCTTTGCAAATTCAACGCCTCCGGCTAATAAAGTGCTGCCTTTCCCCGTTAAAATCGGCGATATTGTTGACGCTGTAAAAAACCCTAATTTATGCTGTGCCATTTTTTTTCTCTTTTAATTTTTTAACGTGTAAATATTCATTGGCTTCTAGCACTATCGGAAACTCCTGATCTAGCAATGCTTTTCCCCAATTATTAGTATATCTGAATGCTTCCTGTCTTATTTCTACACTCGGATCATCCTCAGCTTTATTCCAGTTTTTAGTATGCCTGAATGCTTCTAATCTTATTTTATAATTGTAATCATTTTCAGCTTTAACCCAGTTTCCCGTATGCTTGAAAGCTCCGAATCTAAAATGAGGTTTTTCATTATCTTCCATTTCAATTACCTCCTCCCATGTTTCGCAATCCCTCGGCCAGTTTTTCATTTTTATTCCCCTTCTTCTAGTAATTCAGGATTTTCATAGATGTTTCCGATTATTTCGACATCACCACGAAATATGTATCCCATAGCATAAGGCTGCCCAAACCCATCGTGCTCTAAGTCTTCTTCCCACTTAACTATGGTTTGCCTAACTTTATGTTTCCCATAGTAAAACGTTTCGTATTTAACGATATCACCTTCATAGATATCTTTTTTTAACCTGTCTGAAATCCCGACATATTGCATTATTTTAGCATCGGAGTAATCCCATCCAGTTCCTAACCCACCGCTGCACGCTCCTGAATGATAAATGTCTTCAAAATCAAAGTATTTCATGGATAATTTATCCCAAGCTCTAAATTTATATTCTCTCATTTTATTCCACTATTTATTCTTTATTTTCAATACTCAGACAGATATTAAAGCCGCCATAATATCCATTATGTTCATTATGAGTACAAAAAACATACGTATCTTTGTCTGTTTGTATTTCTAAAAATTGAATTTCATGGGCTCCATAATCTGAATCTCCGCTAATATGTTCTTTAAGTAAAATATTAACTAATTTCTCTTCTTCTTGGACATCTAGCTTATCATC